TACCTAAAGGTCAAAAAACATGCATGTTTTGGAGACAAAACACTGTACAAATGAGCTTTCTGTTGGTATAATATACATATAATAATTTAAAAAGGAGTGAAAATGAAATTATTACAAACACTAAAAATCAACGGATTGCTAGATAACGACTTTCTAAGTTCTATCGCATTCGTAGCTTTAATCTTGGTTATTGGAGGTGCTTCTTAATGAGAACTGATATGATAGAAAAAGGTGATACAGTATTATTCACCATTGGTAGCAGAAATTTCAGAGCATTTATTCAGGAAACTAGAGAAGATGGTATGAAAGTAAAAGTTGTTCAAAGAAATATGGATTTTGCTAGAGATGGCGACTTCGACGCATTTATAGCTGACATTGATGAAGACATGTTTGAACTAATAGATTTACACATTTGGACTGATGGCAGAGGTGGAGACAATTCTGCAATCGGATGTTCAGGACATCATGCCCCTTGGAAACAAGTTTGGATACCATTTTCAGAAGTAGCTTAATATAGGAGAACATTATGGCAAGAATAGAAGTAGTAATAAAAAAATTAGATGAACTACTAGAAAAAATCGATAAACTGCAAGAACTTGTAGACGAACAATCGGTAACTATTAGAAGGATTGAAGGCTTAACAGACGAACTCGACAATAGACTCTGATAACTTATAAATAGTATCATGAAAAAGTTCAACGAGTTTTTGGCGGAACGGGCTGGAAAAGGCCTGACCATTTTCGACATTGATGATACAATGTTCGTCTCAAAAGCTCGTGTTAGAGTACTCAATAAAAAAACAAATAGAATAAAAGAGTTAACTCCACAAGAATATAATTCTTATAAGCTCGGAAGAGATGAAGAATGGGATTATGGCGAATTTAAATCGTCAAAAATATTTTATCAGACAGCAACGCCGATTGCACGAATGATTCAAAAAGCGAAAGCAATAATTAGTAATGCAACCAAAAAAGGTTCAAAGGTAATTATAGTTACAGCAAGAAGCGACATGGACGATAAGAAATTGTTTATAAAGACTTTTGAAGCTCATGGTATACCAATGAAAGATGTGTATGTCGAAAGAGCTGGAAATATGGGTGGTAAGAATAGCGCAGCTAATAAATCAATCATATTTAAAAAGTATTTAGAGACAGGTGAATATGCAAGAATTAGATTATTCGATGACCACATGGAAAATCTTAAAGCATTATTAGACTTAAAAAGAGAATTTCCACAGGTCGAATTTTTTGCATACTTAGCCGATTTGAAAGGTAGTATTAAACGAGTAAAATAGGAGATTGTTATGCCAGTAAAATTTAAACCTGACCAAAAAACGCGTGACAGAAACACAGGTAAAATCACGACACAAAGATTTTATATTAGAAACGTAGATAAACAAGAATTGTTTGACACGATTAATAATAAAAATACAAAGCCAAAGCTAAGAGTAAAATGCTTAAATGAACTAGTTAGACGAGGCGTTAAAATAGAATGGGTAAACGAGTAATTTCATTTTGGAGATTATGGGCAAAAAGCTTAGGAGAAAAAGCTGGAGTAAATGATAAGGAAGCTAACATAATTGCATTTATGAGAAGTGTAATTGTATTAGTAAACTTTATTACATGTTTTTTCATTATAGCAGGTGTGATACATAATTGGTAGGAGAATATTATGCCAGAAGATTTTAAATTAAATCCGACAATAGGAAACAAACCTTTAAAGACTAACTCTAAAGTAACCTGTGTATATGGACAAGAGCCACCGCGTGATGTTATGAAAGATTCAGCTAGATTAAAACGACAACAAGCTGAAGGCGGTAAAGGAGATTTTAGAAGAGGTTCACCAGGCGATTTACAAAAATATCGTGATGGGTGGGATGCAATATTTGGTAAAAAGAAATGAGTAAATGGCATGGTGGTAAAGGTTCAAAACAAAGACCTACTGATGTAGAAAAATACAACGATAACTGGGATAGAATTTTTAATAAAAATAAAGGCGAAAGAGCAAACTGGTATGGAGAAGCAGAAAAACTTGAAGAAGAAGATGAAGGTGACGTTTCGGGAGACACGATACCACAAAATTCTTTTCGACCTGGATAAACCATTTGGCCACAAAGTTCAAAGAGATAGAAGTAAAACTATACCTAGAAAGCATAAATATAAGAATATAGAGGAATAAATATGAGCATAGATTTAGATAAATTTGATTTTGGATTTACTGCTGTAGATGAAGATGAATTGGAGGCAGTGCAGGCTGTTAAAACCGAAGCATCAACCGCATCTGCAACAGCATCTGAAACAGAAGAAAAACTAAATAAATTGTATAATGCTATTTTACCACTATTAAGCAATTTAAAATTAAATCCAGAAAAGGAATACATTTATTGGCCTAATAGAGTAGAAAAAGTAGAACAATTTGAAGACTTAATCTCAGGCATAGTAAAATGACAATTGCACCATCAGGTAACGCTATTGGAGTACAAGACGCTGGTACTAACCCATCTGTAACGTCTCAAACAACTTATATTGACTCTAGTATTACAGCAGGAACTAAGTTTTTTGAATTTGATATAGGTATATATCATGCAGCACCATTCGGGTCAGGATACACATTCGGGTACGAAGGCCTGGGAGGAAACATGTATGGGTTCGCAAAAAATTTCAATAGAGCTTCTGGTGCTGGCCCTGCTGATTTGCAAATTACTGGCCTTTATGGTTCTAGTACTGGAAATTTAGGTAGTGGTAATACATTATCTACTTATGGATATGACACAAATGGTAGTAATACACCCTTTGTAAATTGGTTTCATGGTAGTGCAACTTTTACATCGACTGCTTATGGACATCAAATGGGTACTTCAGGTATAGGTTCTGGAAGCAATCGCACATGGACAAGCGATGGTGGAGAAACTTACGAAATTACTCAATTGCTTTGGTTTAAAAATACTAGAACATCTGGAACATTTGCTAATGCTGGTAGTCCTAATTATTTCCAAGGTTCACATGCGGCTGGTAGTGATAATAGTAATTATATACTTTTTGCTTGGAGAAAAACTTCTAGTGGAACTGACTCAGGATTTCCATTTTCTGAACTTAACTTAGGTGGTCTTACTCTAAAACCAGCTTGGTTTGATTCAGGTGGTAATTTAGTACAATCATCAAGTGGTAACTATAATGGGTCGGGTTCATCGTCTTCGGGACAGCTATATGCTTGGTATGGATTTACAGATTCTCAAATAGATAATATAGGAACAACAGGTAGTGTTGATTTCTCATTAAAAGGATTAAGTACTACAACTACATTTAATAACGGAATTGCAGAAGAGTTTGGTGGAGCAGATAGTGCTAATGTTAAAATGTCAGATTATTATAAAGGCGGTGATTTAGTAACTAGTAATGTTACCGCATCAATTCCTACATCAGGCGAAATATCAGTAAGTGATTTTCAAGGTGCGACATATGCAAGTGCAGGATTTTTTAATACTACTTTTAATGCTGACACTGCAACAAGTCAAATTTATACAAATACGCACTTAAATATTAGTGGATATAGAGATACAAGCCTAGGTTCATTTAGTGACTCTTTTAAAACTCATACTGGAACTGGAGAAAGCTCATTAAAACCTACCTCTTCATTTACATCACCAGCTAATTTCTTAGGATTAACTGCACGTACATTTACGATAACTCAGCTTGCAGTAAATGCAATTGATAATGCAGGCTCATTTGAATATAGTTTAGGATATGTTTATGATAACTTTTTCTTAACCTTAAGGACTGCAGGTAATGTAACCTCTAGTGCATCAAATACTGGTTGGTCTCACATGCGCTTTTGGACAGGTAGTGATTCATATAGTAGTCCAACACTTGAACTTACAAGAAGTAATACTGCATTTTCTGGAAGTGGTCCATTTTATGATTCAACGAATAATGTTACATCTATTGCAATTACAGCTACTCAAGCTCAAGTTGGAGGAGGTTTAAAATCCGGATTAACGCAAGGTGATTATGCAGATATATTTGGTTCATCATCTACAGCATCAAGTAACCCACAATGGAATTTTGCAATAACTTAACTTATATATACTATATAACAAACGGAGATATAAATGTTTTTTAGAAAAAATGAAGATATTGATATTGAACAATTAAAAGAAACTTTAAAAGTTGACGAAGGAGTCGTGTATGAAATTTATCATGACCACCTTGGTTATCCTACATTCGGTATTGGCCATCTTGTTTTGGACACCGACCCAGAACATGGGGCTGAGGTTGGCACTCCAGTCTCAGAAGATAGAGTCGATGAGTGCTTTGAAAAAGATGTAGAAACAGTAATTGAAGACTGTAAAAAATTACATGATGGTTGGGATGGTTATCCTGAAGAGGTAAAACAAATCATTGCTAACATGATGTTTAATATGGGACTCACGCGCTTGAGCAAATTCAAACGCCACAACGCAGCGCTGCAGTGTGGAGATTGGAAAGAGGCTGCCAAAGAAGGTAGAGATTCAAGATGGTACAAACAAGTAACAAACAGAGCCGAAAGGCTGATGACAAGACTGGAAGCAGTTTAATTTATAACGAGTCAAATATTCCCCAGTCGGAGCAAGAATACACAGGTTGGTATTGGTGCTCCGACCGTCAACAATATTATCGTTGGTCAGAATTTTTAAGAAATTCAAAATCCTAGCATAAGAAATCTTATAAATAAACACGTATGGATGATGTGTTTAGACTAATTGCTGATGTCGGCGCTCCGATAGCAGGTTCATTAGTTATGGGCTTTTTTATTTTCATTGTCATTAAACAAATAATGGAAGGTATTGTCGACCAAATAAAAACCCTAACTATGTTCTGCAAATCTCTCGAGAATAGAGCAAGGACAATGAGCAATGAGATTATAAAAATCGATTTATTAGTATCAAGTGCCTTAGAATTAAGACCAGATACTGATAGAATTGCACGAGCGGAAAATTTTATTGAAGATGGAAAGCTAGATGTTAGGAGAGACTAATGGACGTTGGTCAACTAGTATCAGATTATGGCTTTCCGGCAGTCATGGCAGTTGGCCTTGGCTACTTTATATACTACATTTGGTGGTATATCGGAGAGCATATTGAACCACAATTACAGGAAATGCATATAGCATTAATTCGTGTAATTGACCAAACTCGTATGCTTGACCAAGATTTAATAAGATTAAAAGAAAAAGTGAATGTAGTATTAGAATATAAAGCACAAGAAAAGATGAAAAATGAGGCTAAAGATGAAGAAGAATAATTGTAGAGACAACCTAGAAATCGCCGGTTTGGTAACTATTTTTATGGTTAGTATACTAGCAGTATCGCCAAATGTACAAGCTGATGTAGTGCATAAATTTAAAAATCCATCATTCAGTGGCGTAGGTACTGGAGCACATTATTTAACCATCGAAAATCAAGAACATAGTAGAAAGAAAGCAATTAAAGATGCAATGGAAGCTGCGCGTAAAGCGGCCGAAAGAGATGCAGAAAATACTACTATGGCAAAATTTATAAGAAACCTTGAAAGTAGAATATATGCTCAAATGTCCAAACAATTAGTTGAATCAATGTTTAGTAATGATGGTTCAGTTAGGTTTGGTTCATTTGTATTAGAAGGTAATACTGTTACATACGAAGTTCTAACGAACGAGGATGGCAGTGAATATATTAAAATGACAATAGTAGCTGAGGATGGAACATCTACAGTTATAGAAATACCTATAGGTACTGGTAATTTTGCACAAGATTCAGATGGATAAATTATGGAAGGCGTATTAGCATTATTAATTATATTAGGATTTTTAAACGAGTCACCAACTCCTGTTTGGTCTGAATTACCACAAGAATGCAAGGAAATTACATTCGATGACCCGTATGTAGGTCCGAATACAATAGCACGAATAGAAAAAACATTAAGACATTCTTATATATGTGTCGAAGAAGCTGAAGCAATTAGATTACCATCATATATTGAATTATTAGATTTACCACCTGCAAAAGATAAACCAGTAGTTGCAGTATATGGATTTAACGATAAAACTGGTCAAAGAAAATCTAGGGAAGGAATTGCAGACTTCTCTACAGCAGTTTCACAAGGTGGAACTGAATTACTTATCGATGCTCTAAAAACAGCCGGAGATGGAACTTGGTTTAGAGTAGTCGAAAGACAAGGAATTGATAATTTAGTTAGAGAAAGACAAATTATCAGAAGTGCAAGACAAGAGTTTGCTGGACCAGATGGCCCACAAGCATTGAATCCACTCTTATTCGCTGGAATGATTATGGAAGGTGGAATTATTGGTTATGATACTAATGTCCAAACTGGTGGTCGAGGCGCACGACTATTGGGTATAGGCAAAAGTAAACGATATCAACAAGATGTCGTCACTGTTTCGGTTAGAGCAGTTTCTGTTCTGACTGGTGAAGTATTATTGAATGTCCAAGCTAAGAAGACAATTCTTAGTTATGGTGGAAGTGGTGATATATTTCGATTCGTCGATAATAGCACAACTCTATTAGAATATGAGGACGGCGTGGGAAATAATGAATCCGTGACATATGCGACACGAACAGCTATTGAGGCTGCAGTGTTGGAGTTAATATACCAAGGGCACGATAGAGGTCTTTGGGTTATACAGGATGGACATCGTCACCCCCACCAAGTTGGTGGTAAAAACGAAAAACATCCTTTAAAAGAGGAAAACGAAAATGAATAAACTATATAGTATAGTCCTTTCTGGATTATTAGTGTCGACAGGATTTGTTTTCGCACAAGCCACTGATGATAATGAAATTAAAATCACACAATCTGGTGACACACTAGAATTGTATATCGACCAAATTGGTTTCGGTAACAAAATTGGAGGAGACGACTTTTCAAGTGGTTCTACTGCAATGAGCATTACTGGTTCAAGTTTGGAATTCGATTTAGATTTTGCTGGTAACCAAAACATTTTGTTTGGCCCACTTGTAGCTGATAGCTCATATTATAAGCTTGATATTGTAGGTGATTCAAACGAAATAGATTGGAATATTGGATATATCGGTAGCGCGGATGATTCTGACTATAACTTTAGTGTAACTGGAGACAGTAATACATTTGATATAGACCAGGGATATTCCGTAAGTGCAGAAAGACTAAATGCTGATTTAATACTTATTGGTAACTCAAACGTATTTGATTTAGATTTTGAATCTGATGATAATGTTTGGAATTTTGATATTACTGGTGATTCAAATAATATTAATACTTTGCAGAATGACGGGGCTCAAAACCTCGATTTTACTCTAGTAGGTGATTCTGCTGATGTTGATATTAATCAGATATCAGGTACTTGTGCAACTGGTGCTGGAGTTGGTTGTGCAACACCAAATGCAAATATAGTATTAGATGTAACATCAGATAATGCAATTATTACAATTACTCAGAAAGACAGCGCTAACGACAGCTAGTGCTTTAATCATCGGTGGGACTAGTTTAAATGCTAGTCCCATTGGAGATGTCAGAGAATCTACTGGCGTCACCGCGATTCTACGCGATAAAGAACAAATTCAAACTACAGAAATAGAATTATATGACCAAGCTGAAACAGCTAAAGGTCGCATGTTAATTGAGTTTTTAGATAAAGCTGAATTACAATTAAAAGAACATTCAAGAGTTTTTATAGACGAAATATATTACGACCCTGACCCATCATTGTCTAAAATGTCAATGAGGATGGTTAGCGGAACTGCAAGATTTGCTTCAGGTAAATTAGGTTTAGTTAATAATGCGAATATAAAAATAGAAACACCTACAGCTACAATAGCAGTTAGAGGCACAGATTTTACAACAACAATTGATGAGCTTGGACGTTCATTGGTTATATTACTTCCAGATGATAAAGGTAATCCATCTGGAGTTATAGAAGTTTCTAATTTAGGAGGAACAGTTGTACTCGATGAAGCATATGCTGCAACAATGGTAACAACTACAGATACACCTCCAACATCAACAACTGTCATTAATGGTATTACACCAGCTTTAATTGACAATATGTTTATTGTAAATCCACCACAAGAAGTAAAAGATAGAATCGAAGAAGAGTTACAAGATGAAAACAATGAAGACCAAGGGCTACTTGATATAGACTTTCTAGAATTTACTGAATTAGAAGAAGATGAGTTAGAAGAAGATGAATTAGAAGAATTTAGTGAACTTGATGTTGATGAACTCGATGTGGAGTTTTTATTAGATTTTTTATCTATAGTAGATTCATCAGACTTATTTGATACATTAGGAGAGTTTGATATTAAAGGTGCAATGAGAGGACTAAACGATGAATCACAATATAATGTATTTTTACGAGATGGTAATTTAGTACTTTATAGAAACGTAAATGGTGTGATTGAAATAGAGTTTGCAGCTGGAGGTAATTTTACCTTAGAAACAATAACACCAGGTTATGAAGGAATAATAACTGGTAATGATGCAGAAGATATAATTGTAAGAATAAATCAAAATTAATATAAATAGATATATGAAAAAATTACTAAGAACATTTTTTAAATATTGGATTCAACCATGGCATCCAGGTGGTCATATAAAGGATGTATAAAGAAGATAAAACAGATAAAGGTATATTATATCTAGGTTGGTTTATCCTTTTTATGTGGCTATTTTTATTAGCTGGTAAAGCTTATGGTGATGATAATGAAATTAATATTTCTAATATATCAGGAGATGATATTAATATTAATATTACACAAGTGGGATATGCAAACACTATTCAGTGTTATCAAACATCTTCATGTTACACCGATTTGCCAGGTGGTGAACTCAACTTAGTTCAATACAACGACTCAGGTACAGTAAATAAAATAGAAATCTGGCACTTAGAAGGACAAGATAATATTGTTCGTTGGGCTCAAGGAACTGCATGGGATAGTGCAACATCTACTACATACGCAGATGATGGCAATGAAGGTGGTGGGCATTATGCAAGATTAGATGTACACGGTGATTATAATCATTTACAAGGGCATCAAACAAATCAAGGAAGCACTAGTGGTCACACATTCACAAGTCTTATTTTTAGTGATTATAATGACATTTGGTTAAGACAACAAGGTGATGGTGCAAAGACAATTAATTTAACAACATACAGTGATGGCAATGATATAACAGTATTACAAAAAGGTGCTTGGGCACAACACACTGCAAACATTACATTATCAGGTTCAGACCCAACCACACTTGATTTACGACAACAAGGCACAACTACACAATCGTATTCATTATCTCAGAATTGTGTTACAGTCGGTGGTTGTTCAGTCACAGTAACACAAGGTAATTAATGAAATATATTACGTCAATATGGGCAACCTTTGCTTTAGCCTCATTATTAATTTTAATGAGAATTATTGACCCAGCATTATTAGAACAAACAAGATTAAATACATTCGACGCTTTAATCAAAACACTTCCACAAGAACATTCAGAAGAAATAATATTACTCAATATTGGCGAAGATTCACTCGCTGAATTAGGTCAATTCCCTTGGCCAAGACATCATTATGCTCAAATGATAGCTGATTTAAGAAGTAAAAATGCAGGTATGATTGGGTTTACTATAATGTTTCCAGAAGCGGATAGATTTGGTGGTGATGAAGTATTTGCTTCATGGGTAAAAGACAATGGAATTATTTTAACACAAACAGCTGATGAATATGGTAGAAGCGAATCTGCACCTTATGTCGGTTATGCAACCTTTGGAACATCAGACCCTTTAGATTTTATTTACCAATATAAAGGATTAGTTACTAATATACCTGAGATAGAAGCTGGTGCATGGGGACATGGATTATCTAATGGAGCTCCCGAAGTTGATAGCATTACAAGAAGAATACCACTTATTTCTAATGTCAATGGACAATTATATCCATCATTTGCATTAGAAACAACTCGTGTTTTAAATGACAAACCTTCATATACAATTAAATCAAATGAAAGCGGAATTGAAAGTATAGTTCTAAGACCATTTAATATATCTACAGATAGTGATGGTTCTATTTGGTTAAAATGGAATGCTCATTTCCAAGAAGTAGAGTATGTAAATAACTTAAATGATTATACAGATTTTGGAGGCAAAACTATTATTGTCGGTGTGACAGCTAGAGGTTTATCTCAGCAAGTTGCTACTCCTGGCGGATTAAAATATCCTCATCAGTTACAAGCTTCAGCGTTACAGACGATTCTGTCTGACAAGCCGATATCTCGGCCTCTTTACGCAACTCCTTTAGAAATTCTTGTAGGAACTCTTCTTGTGTTTGTTCTGATTCTTGTGGTATATCGTGCACCAATTTGGGTTTCTTTGCTAACCTTTCTGGTTCTCTGCGGAGGGTCAACCTTTTTTGTATTTTATGTTTGGAATAAATCTTACATACTCCTCGACCTTAGTTTCCAACTAATATTATATATACTTTCCTTCACTTCAGCGGGCTTTAATAATTTCTATAAACAATTTGTTTTAAGACAACAAATTAAGAAACAATTTGAAACTTATTTAGACCCAAGGCAAGTGATGCTATTACAGAAAGACCCATCTTTATTACGATTAGGTGGAGAGAGAAAAGAGATGTCGTTTCTGTTTATGGACATCGTAGGATTTACTCCAATATCAGAACACTATAAAAATAATGATGACCCAGAAGGGTTGGTAAAAATTATAAATAACTATTTAGACACCATGACTAAAATAATATTAAAAAATGGTGGAACTATCGATAAGTATATGGGTGATTGTATTATGGCTTTTTGGAACGCTCCTTTACCTTGTGATAACCATGCTGACATGGCAGTAAAAACAGCAGAAGAAATAGTAGAAGCAGCAGATGTACTCATACAAGAATTGGAAGAACAAGGTTTACCTCGTATTGATGTTGGCATTGGTATCAACACCGGCGACTGCATCGTTGGAAACATGGGGTCAGAATCTCGATTTGACTATTCCGTCATTGGAGACGCCGTCAACCTGGCAGCTCGACTCGAAGGCCAAACAAGAAATTATGATGGGGTTCGAGTGTTGTTATCACAATTCACTGCTGGAAAGTGTTCGGAACGAAGCTTCACTAAAGTCGATACAATTCAAGTCAAAGGTAAATCTGAGCGAGTTACCATTTTCACATAGAGATTATCAAAGAGAACTTTACTATTTTTGGGCTATTAATGCACTTGATGTATGGACTACAAATCGTGGTTTAAAACATCCAAATGTATATGAGATGAATCCTATAGTAGGTAAAGACCCTCATTTAGATAGATTAATAATTTTTAAATTAGTATGGGGCAATCTCATATTACATACCCATGAACCAGAGCACATCATTATACCAAATACGTTAATAACTTTAGCCGTAATTAATAATATCGACGTAATGAACGATGTAGGTATTCTATCCTTATAACAAAAAAGTATAAAAAACATGCAAAAAACACTGTACAAATCATAGATATCTATGGTATAATTACTATATCAGGAATCGAGGAAGAGTTGTAGTTGGTTGGTTGTTGTGAAACTCTACGAAAATCTTGGTTATAACTATTTTAAAATCAATTAAGACGTGATATATGGTATTGAGGTTATAACAAATAGAAACAATAAAGTATCTGAAATTCAAGGAGTGAGTTGGGAAGATACGGAAAACGAGAGACCTTATGGTGGCTTCCTATCCACCTTGATAAAATCCAGGTAAGGCCTGGCTAGAAGGACACGGTGTAAAGAATTGGGGTAATACCCATGAAATTGAAATACCAAAAAACTCAAATAGGTAACATAATGGCACAAGTGATTATAAAAGGTTTAAGAAAGATACATCATGACGACGTATCTACGTACCTCTTAAACCTTCAGAGAACCCTCCGTATCAACCGTATGTATAGTAAAACCATATACCTTTACTTTAAGAGGTCTGTGGAAGGCGACGCAATAGGCTATTGTTCAGGTGATAAAAATGAGGTTGAAATAGAATTATCTAAGGAATATTCCTTTACTGATTTAATGTTAGCACTTGCACATGAAATGGTACATGCCAAACAATTTTTCCGCGGAGAATTAACTGATGGTTACAAATGGAAAGGTAGAAACTATTGGAATTGTGCTTATAAGCATCAGCCATGGGAAAAGAGTGCTTATTACCACGAAATGAAACTATATAAAGAGTGTTGGTCACAAAATAATGCAAAAAACATGCATGTTTCTGCAAAAAAACACTGTACATTTATATAAAAACCTGGTACTATATACATATAAATTAATTAAAGGAGTGAATTTATGAAAAAGTCGATATCAAACGCAATAAAAGGAATCTCTTCATTAGAAGAAATGAACGAGGTTATTGAATTAATCAAAATTAAACAAAAGCAACTTAGGTTAATGACTGCACATGAAGTTAAAAATTCTATCAGTGTAGGTTCTAAAGTTATTGTTAACTCTAGGTCAGGTTCTGAATCAGGAGTTGTTACTAAAATTAAAAGAACTAAAGCTGTAGTCGAAATCGACGGCAGACTTTGGAACTGTCCGCTATCTCTTTTGGAGGTAGCGTAATGTCCATTAAGAGATACTCAATGACAATGGAATTTTACATTTACGCAGATAGCGATAAAAATGCAGTAGATTTGGCTGAGCATATTGTTGAAAAACAAAAGAAAAAATGGGACAATAGAGCTTATGTATCAAGCGTTAAGGAACAACCTTTCGGTTCTCTTTTAGAAGGAGAAGAATTAATTGCAAAATAATTGCAAAAAACACTGTACAAATGGTCAAAGACCTGGTATAATAGAACTATAAAATCAAATTAAGGAGTGAATTTATGAAAAAAGTACTAATACAAACACAATACCAAGAAAACTATGGCACACCAAATGAGCCATATTGGAAGTTCAAAGGTGGCTCAGATTTCTTGGTTTATGCATCAGAGGATGTAAATACCATTGATTTGGTCAATGGCATTAAGTCATTCCTTGAAGTTTCTACTGTTATGCAGAAGGAATATATTTTAGGTTGGGAAGACATCACTGTCGATAATCCTGTTTCTAACCACGTCAATGAGTGGGATACTATCACTGAGGTTTATCCTGGTGGTAATTCTGATGGTAGTGTTAAAGCTATCCGTAACATCGACAATCGTAAAGATGGTTGGATGCGTAAAGAAATCCTTGAAAAGACTGAGGCGTGGACAATGCTCGAAGGTCAAGAGCGTAAAGATTATTCAGCCACTTTCCTCATGGAAGATGGCGACATTTTATCCGAGTCAGAGCTCGGGCAATATTTTTCTGCTAAGGAGGTAGCGTAATGACAAGTGAAGAAAGATTAGCACTTATTAAAAAGGTAGCTCAAAAGCGTAACAATAAACTTACACAAGCTGTAAAGAAAGCAAAACATTTATCTGCTGGCCAGTTGGAATGTTTTTCAGAAGAAAACATGTATTACAGCGATAGGGAAACCCAAGACTATTTAAATGGTTCTACTATCATGGATAACTACAGGGGGACAAATGATTGGGACTAATCAAATGAATACTGATATCCGTAGAATTGAAGCTCTCTTATCAGTCAGAGATAGAGCACAAGACCCAGAGTTTAAAAAGCTTTGGACGGATAAATTGACTGAGCTTTTAGAAAATATCAAATCGAGGCCTAATGGAATCATACAATGACACAGTATGACGATGCAGTAGAAAGACAAAAGCTTTTACTCGAAGCTGAGATATGGGCTACAACTGTAAAAGGAATTCATATACATGGATTCAGCTCGATGTGGTACGACGATAGACCTCAAGATACTGAGGGCAATAAAATGGTAACAGACACTGAATATAACAATGGTATTATCACAAGACATCAAGATGGAAAATTGATACATACATTTGGTGAAAAGTTACAAGGTGATGAATTAATTGATTCTTATGTGAGGCACAACTAATGGCAGTAACAAGTTTTTATACAGGTAGTTTACGATATGATATTCATGGTCGTAAAAGAAAACAACACGCTTTAAATTCTAAAAAGCGTAGACAAAACATTGCAGAGTTTAAGCCATATAAGGCTGAAAAAACTTTTGCACAACAACAGATGGAAGACCATAGGACTAAGTATCCTTCAATGGATATTTCATCTGAATACACGCCTCAGACAGACCATTCATGGAAAGCTGAGGAATCTAAGAACTTTACGGTTGCACCAGCATATAACAAAGGTGCATACCAAGTAATACCACGAAAGGACGTGGAGCATATCGGTAAATGATATATAAATAAAATTATGGAAACTTTAGGATTAATAATTATCTTAGGATTAGCCGGATTATTTGCAGTATACTCTTCAGAGTGTGTTGCTAATCAAAAAGGCCAATCACTATTTGATAAATCAGATGTTAAATATAAAGACGGAGATAACACATGATAGTACATGAGTTTTTTGGAGAAGGTAAGAGAGCTCAAGTACTATTTGAACACAACACTGGATTCGGCGTTAAGTATTATAGGGAAAACGATACAAGTTTAACAGAGTGGTACCCCGAAAAAAGTGAGGCATGGGCAGAGAGCGCAGCCGAGAATTATGTTTTAGGAATTAAAACTATACCAACCGAAGACTTATCTAAAGCTTTGGTGGAGTAGTTTTAGCCCCCCGCCGACACACTCACTCCTTTTTGGCGGGGGGAATTTTATTAGGAAAAAGTATGGAAAATATGAAACCATGGGATATCATTAAACTACTAGAAAATACTCCTGGTAGAAATGATAAGATAGAAATTTTAAAATCACAAAGCAAAAATCATGAATTTAAGCGAGGTCTTATTGCATGTTATGACCCGTATATAACTTATGGTATTAAACAAATACCAATAAAAGAAAAAGAAGTTCCATTAGCTCCAGCTGTAGCTCATGCTCTGATTAGAGGGTCAAGATTTTCAACAGGAAATGAAGAAATGTATGAACAAGTATCTATGGCAATTCCAAGATATGTGAGCTATAACGATTTTGAAGTATTAGCCTTAAAACAATTAAGAAGTAGAAGAATTACTGGTAATGATGCTAAAGACTTATGTGAATATGTGATGGGTAATACTAAAACTCCAGACGAATGGAACTACTGGTATCGTAGAATTTTATTGAAAGATTTAAAATGTGGAATTACTGCAAAAACTATTAATAAAAGCTATGGTGGAAATTTAATAAAAACATTCGGTGTTCAATTAGCAAGTGATTCTAAAGATAAAGAACATTTAATGGGTGAATCCATTATTGAAAATAAATACGACGGTGTAAGATGTATAGCAATTATTAATAATAATAAAGTAACTTATTATACACGTAATGGAAAGGAAATTAATCCTAAAATAATTCCAAATGAAGTTCATAATATTTTAAATGTACCTGAACTACAAGGGCTTGTTTTTGATGGTGAATTAATGAGTTCAAGCTTTGCTGAGTTAATGCATTTCTTGCATAAAAAATATGAAATAAAAATGAAAGAAGACCTTTATTATGCAATATTTGATGTTATACCTTATGATGAATTTGTTAAGGGCGAGAGTACAAAAACACTTATTGAAAGAAAAGAGCAATTAAATGAATTGAGTAGAACATTACCAGACTTTTTCTGGGCTGAACAAATACAATGTGTAGAATATAATGAAGTAGATTTAAGAAGAAAAAATAGAGATGGAGTAACAACAGGCGAATCATCTAAATTATTATCTTATTATCTAGATGAAGCTGTACGATATGAATTTGAAGGAATCATTGTAAAAGATAGAAATTCATTATGGCGAGCTGGTAGAAGTAACTCATGGTTAAAAGTTAAACCATTTGTTGAAAAAACACTAGCAATTATTGATATTGAAGAAGGCACTGGAAAAAATAAAGGACGCTTAGGAAATTTAGTTTGTGAAGGAGTAGATACAGGCCAATTAATTAAGACTAATGTAGGCTCAGGATTTACCGACGAAGATAGACAAATAATTTGGGATAATCGAGATAAATATATAGGATATCTTGTTGAAATTAGAGGTGACTCAGTTACTGAAATGATTGATGGAAAGCATAGTATAAGATTTCCTAGGTTTAAAGGTTGGAGAGGTTTAAAACCAGGTGAAAAGATATAACTTATAAATAGTTTAATAGAGGAGCATATATGGATTACCAAAATAACTATTTAAAAAGTAATGATTATACATTTATATCTAAAGATGTAAAAGGTAGATATCAAGGAGTCGTAGTAAGTCATATTGATGAATACGCCATACCTAAATTAGTATACGGTGTCTTATATGTACAAGACCACTATACTTTAGGCGTTGATTTTTACCCAGGCGAAAGTTTAGAAACAGTAGAATCTCATAGAGATTCATGGTTAAAAGGAGTTTCAGATGAACCCATGCCAGGAAAATTGAATGCAAGAGGAGAGTTAGTACCAAATTATGGTGGAGAAACAATAACTCATACAACTAAATACGGTCCAACATAAAAATAACACTGTACATTTAGACTCAATCCTGGTATAATAGATTTATATTTTAGGAGTATATTATGGCAAAAGCAAAACGTAGAGGGCCATCCCTCGAAGATAAGTATCTTGGCAGTGAACCAAATTATCATGGTCAAGAGTTAAAAGGTGAAGAACTAAGTAAAGCTTTTTCACAGTCATCTCGTTATTTTAACTATTACAATAACGCAAAATCAAACGCACCAGTTATTCTAATCTATGCCGAAAAGGTATTAGGATTTTCTAAAAAAGATATCGTAGCTTTAAAGAAAGTAGAAAACTGGAGACTAAATCAAGGCACGGGTAATAACATACGATGCATTAATGCAGGTATTCCACTCGATGATATGCCGACTTCCACAGATGAAACCATTCCACAAAGAATTGAAAAGCATTTAAGGGAATGTTTAAAACTTGGTAAGTCTATCGTGACAGAACAAAAAGCAACTGCACCAGCAGTTGTAATCACACCTCGACAAAGAATGGAAAAGAAAGTACTCGATACCATTTGGGGTGACTTTGATGAAATGGTAGTTGATAAATGGATGGACGGTGAATATGATAAGATTAAATT